ATCATTTTTGCGCGTCTTTCGGGGTCATCCCACATTCCTGCATCTTTCATCGCTTGGACTTGATCGCGTGATAACGCGAATTGATTTTTTCCAATCGAACTACTCGACGCACTTTCGCGGCCTGACCCAGTTACTAAGTTTCTTGGTCGCCTTTGAACTGGTCTCTCATCTGCCCCTCCAGTATAACGGTGAGGTAGATACTTTTGCAAGCGGTTGTCAAGCTCCGTCCAATATTGCGGAGTTTTGGGGTTCCAACCCTCCTCGGCCATTGCTTGATCAATGGTTAAAGCGACTTTGGAGTCTGGGTCTTTGCCATTTTGGTCATACCACGGATTGTTTTCCATCCAAGTGCTGGCATGACGCTGTAGTTGCGGATCGGGGGCTTGAATTGTCCGTTGGCGGGGCTGGGCAGTCGCTTTTTTCTTGACTGAATCCAATGCCTCAAATTGGCGGCGGGCTTCAAACCACATTTCCTGCGCGGAAGCGTGTAATTCACCGTTTCCAGTCTTAATTGCCTCGGCCATCTTTTCTTTTGCAAAGATAGTGCGTTTGGCTTGGTCTTCCATCGCCGCATTGAGGCGGGCAAGATCACTACCGTGCGACTTCTTCTCTAAAACCGACAGACGCTCAAGCAATTCTTGGTTTTGGCGACCTAAAAACTCCAATTTATGGTCTTTTTCAGTCGAAACCTGCTTGTGATACTCTTTACGCTTCACCCGCTTAAGGCGTTTTTGCAGTCTCATCGCTTCAGCTTGGGGATCAACACTGCCTCCAGCGGCCATTTCGGCTTGTCTGGCGGCATTGTCAGCGGCATCTGAGTCTTCTTCTACGACGACATCAGGTGACGGTATGCTTGGCGGTAAATCAATCGTCGCGGAGCCGTCCTTCTCCTCTTGAATGACGATGACTTCTTGTTCTGTTTCGGTACTCATATGAATGCCTTCATTGCAAGGGGGTCACCAGTGAGTTTGGCGATGACTTCATGGTCGTTTAGAACCATGAAAAGGGCTGGGTCTTCATCCGAGGACTCGCCGGGGACTGGAACCTCCCAACGATCTCCACCCCACTTTGGGACTCGGAGGTAATCACCAATTTCACACCACGAACCTTCGGGCCACGGCTCCATTGTGTCGCGCTTCTTAAACGCCAACGGGCCAATTGCGATGACTTTCGCCACCATGTTTTGCCACTTTTCGGTTTCTTTGGTCTCTGAGACCAAAACAATCCCCATGCTCGTTACCGTTTTCTTTGTTCGACGCAGTTGTACTAAAACTCTTGCGCCGAGGGGTTTTGCACCGGGGTCTACAAGCGGAAAAGCCTCCGCTAAATCAGCCGAATTACCAGCTACCGTGCTATCTGTCATCATCTTCTTCCTTTAAAAGGTTATCAAGAATGACAAGGGCTTCTTCAAGTCCAGCGATATGTCCGACCAGACGCTGGTATGCAGGGTAGTCGGAGGCATTACCCACCGCCAAACTCTGCACAACAGCCTCTCTACGCGCTTTTACAGCGCCAATAAAGTCGGAGGTATACCTCATGCGTTTTTCTTGTCAACGCCCTTGTTTTGGGAGAAATTCCCGTGGTCGCTGTTGGCCTTTGGCATAGTCGCTGTTCCATTCTCTTTTAGTTTGCATCCGTCAATCCAAGCGCCAGCCGCCATGCGTGTGTGCTGGCGGACTTGTTCGCTTTGCATTTCTTTGTCAGTAGTAGCCATTTCAATCTCCTAAGTTACGTTGGGTTTCTTGGTTAAGTTTGATTGCAGTTCTTTCCTGCTCCTGCCGTAGCCTGACCTCGTCCACGGTCAGTTCTGCGGTCTTGATGCGTTCTGTGGTCAAGTTGTTTTCGGCGTTCATAGCCACCTTGACCTGCTCCGCATCTTGTTTTGCTTTCAAATCCGCTTGGAATTTCTGCGTATCGAAAGCCAATCGTGCCTGATCGTTTGCGGCACGGCGCTGTGTCTCTGCCATAGAGGCTTGCAACACAGCTTGAGACTCTCCATCCATTGGTGGTGGTGGTGGCTTGAACTGTTGCATCATCTGGCCCAATTGCTCCAGTGCGGGCTGTAGGCCAGCAAACACTTGTGCAGAGTCCAGCTTCATGTGGGCGGAGGCTAAAGCAATAGCCTTGTCGATGTCTTTGACCAAGGCGCTGTCTTCGTAAGAGCCAAAGTCCACATCGCCCTTGCCTTGGACGTATTGACTCATGGTCTGTGTGTACCACAGCAAAATGTGTTGCTTGATATGTTCCAACGCATTTGGCACCAGCTTGGGCGCAATGAGTTTGTTCGATCCCAAATTGGGATCAAGCGCAAACGACAAGTGCGTCTGAATGTGCGCCAAGTGATCTTGACGGGGATAGGCAAACGCTGGACGGCCAAGCGACATGGCGCTGTTCTCGTCTGCGGCGTTCATCTCAATAGGCTTGCTTGCGTTGGGGATCAACTCGTTGACATTGGGCACCTTCAACTGCTTGAGCATACGGTTGACAACAGCGCGTTGGTCAAAGAGGCCGGGGAACTGCGCCGACATCTGCAACACCGACTGCATCTGAGCAATACGCTGTGTCTCCGAGAAAATATGCGGATCGGACACTGGCACTACATCGCTGTTGCGCTTGAAGTCCTCACGCTTGATCTCAAGGTCGGCCACCACATCACCGCGCTTTTGCTCGTCCAAGTACCAGCGGTTTAAGCGGCCAAGAATTTGCAACACACGGCGCTGGCTCTCATGCAGTCGGGCGTGGATGCCAGAGAACACTGCGGCTCCCTGCTCGATCAGCGCCTGTGTGGTGCCCACGGGCATATTGCTGTTTGCGTCTGCAATCTTTTCTTCAGCGGTGGTGACCACACCTTTGGCCGCTGTCGTAATCCAACCCAACAACTGGTACAACACCGCGCTTGGCGGGTTGAACGGCATGGGCATCGCAATCTTTCTGATGTCATCTACGCCAACAGCGGATTCAATCTCGGTTACCTGCGTGACTTCAATCTGCTGACTGGCACCAGAAATACGCGCACCCTTCAACTTCAACATGGTGGCCGAGTTGTTGATGTGAGCGGTGTCTAACAAGGCCCGTAGAGCGCCCGTCAAGGCCGCAGAAAGACCCCCGATGAGGTGAGGTAGCCCGATGGCATACGCGCCCCTCCAAGGGATGAATTTAAACTCGACCAAGTGATCCAACTTAGTCATGGTCTGGTCGCCGTCTTCCCAGTTGCGATACAGGCCCAAAACCTTAGACTCAAGCTCGTCAACCATCAAGATGTAGGGAGCCATCTCGCCCTTGGTGATCTTGTCGTCGTCCAGTTCTAAGTAGGTGTAAATGTGGAACACACGGCGCAGGCCGTCTTCGTTATCGCTCCACTCTTTGCCTTCGATCTTCTCGTTGGCCTTTTCAGCTTTGGTGGCCTCTGGCTCGGCAGTAGCGCGGATGATGCTGATGTCACGGTACAAGCCGCGATCCATACGCTGTTGCATCTCCCAGCCAGTGATGTCCTGTTGCTCTGTTACGCGCTGGGCGGTGTAAAAGTTGACAGCCGCAAACGGCAGAAGGATGTTGTCAATCGGCACAAACTCAGCGCAGGGTCGGCGCTTCTTCTCGTCGTACCACAGCTTCATAAACTGTGAGCCACCAAGCGGCAACTGGGTCAGCAACTGCTCTTGCTCGTCGCGGAATTCCTCGATCTGCTCAGTCAACTGCCAGTTCATGTAGTCGCGCTTGCGCTCGGCCACCTCTGTTTTGGTTTCCGTCACCTCACCAAGTATTTTGGTGCGGACGGGGCCGTCAGGTGGGAACATTTCTTTGATAGCACGAGCGGCAAAGTCCACGCAGGCTTCGGCCATGATGGGGTGAACGACCTTGCTGGCACCGTAGAAGTTTGCACCGCCGGGGGCATCGTCACCCAAGCCAGTACGCTTGAGACCTTCTTCATATTGCTTGTCGCGCTGTTCGCGGGCTTCCTTGTCCTTTTCAATCAGGTCAAGGTAACGCATACCAACCTTCTCAAGATCGTACAAGTTGATGGTCTCAGCAAGGTTAGAATAGAAGTCTTCGTCTTCCTCTGGGCCTTCAAACGGCCCCATGTTGGCAATGGCCGAGCCATCATCAAGCTCCTCCACATCCACCTCTTCATCGGGCAGGTCAGCCACAGCACTGCCGTCATCCTGCATCTTCAGACCGTCAATAAAGCGGTCAGCGTTTGGATCGTTTGGGTATTGGGTTGCCATAGTTATCTCATTAAGGTTAAGCCGCCACGAGCCTTCTTAGACGTAGCCATGTCTTTCATTGCTGTGCCAGCTTTCTTGATTGTGTTTGCGCCTTTGATTGTTCCGCCGACCAGTGAGCCGGGGGACAGGAACCCAAGCAATGTCTCAGCAATAGGGCGCTCCTCGTCAGTGGTCATGCCGTACTCTTTCATCAGGTCTTTGATCTGCTCTGATCCACCGAATGGCTTTTCACTCGAAAACCGAGTTGGTATCCGAGTCCCTTTTGTCAGGGCATCAATACCACTCAATCCAAAGTTTGTCAGGTCAACGACTGCGCTGACTGGATTGTTTGCTATCACGCCACGGTTCATCAAGTCGGTAAAGGCGCGGGGCTTCTTGTAGCTCTCCACCTCTGGCTTGATGGCTTGGTCGTAGAAGTCTGGCAGTGCCTCATACAACTCCTTGAGCGATGCCGAGTCGTCTTTGGACTCACCACCCTTTGCCAAGTGCTTGAGCGACCTTACAGCAGGGATGTGCTTGGGGTCAGCCATTGTGTAGCCGCCGTCCTTCATATGCTTCTCGACGGCAAGGTGCCACGATGGCTTGGCAATGGCCCCGCCTTCTTTGCGGAGGAAGCCCTTACCCGTCACCATGTCGTTCATAACCTCAGTGGGCGACTTGCCTGTCTGCTCGGCAGTGCGCTTGATCAGGCGCTCAAGGTTATCCACATAGTTCTCTGGCTTGGTCTTGAGCGCGGTCACATCAGCGGAGCCGTACCAGCCCAGAGCCTGCGCTTCTGCTGGCTCTACGCCGTGACGTTTGGCACCACGTTGCCACAAGTCTTCAAAGCCTGCGTACTCGGAGCCAGAAGGCGCGGCCTCCCAGAAGCCGGGGCGCTGTTGGGCCTCACGCATGGTCATCTCGCCCGTGTCATACATCTCGCGGGGCTTGTAGCTGTTGATCACCTTGCCAGTCTCGTCCTTCTCCACGAGCTTGGATGTCAGCCAGCGCGGGTCACCCTGCTCGATGATTGGGCCACGCAGGGCATTCACATCGACGGTCACAGGCTTGAGGTTGCCAAGCAGGTTCTCGTAGAACGTGCCCAGTTTTTTGTTTGGGGGAAGAGCGCCAAGAATATCGCCTTGGCCGATCTGCACTGCACGGTTGAAGATGTCACCCTGCGCCAGCGATCCGTAGCCCTTGGGCAACTCCACCAGTTGGCGACCTTCGGCCAACGATGGGTCTTCCTTCAAAGCCTTCTTGAGCTTGTTGGTCAACAGCAGGGAATTCTCAGGCAGTTGGCCTGTCTCACTTAGGTGGTACAGGTACGAACCCATTTGGTTCTGCTTGTCCACAGGGTTGCGCTGGCTGGCGCTTGCCAACTGGGCCATCAGGGACTCGAACTGCTCTGGTGAACGGCCAGCGTCCATCGCCACTTGGCGCAGAGGCTCGGTGCCGTACCACTCCTGCACGTTCAAGTCCTTGCCCTTGTTGATCAGGTTGTTGACTTTCTGGCGGGCCTTTGGGCTGTCCAGCAGGTCTTGCATACGCTCGTTGTACTTGGGCGACTTACCCTCGGCACGGGCCTTGTCCACGCCGATCATGCGGGGCAGGTCTTTTTGCTCTCGCGGAGTGTACATACCCTGCTCTCGTGGCATGAGTGGCAGACCAGTGCCCATAGGCGTGGTCATCGGGGCTGTCTTGCTCTCCAGCACATCGGCCATCTTGGATTCGCTTGCGGCCTTGCGGGCCTTTGCAATCTCATTGAGCTTGGTCAGGGCACCAGTTATGCCCTCTACCGCCGCTCCTACTTTGCCTGCTTTAGCCATATGGAGTACCCCGCCTTTCGCTTTGTGTTCGTCTGTTTCTTTTGCCAATAGATCAGGAGCCGCAACTCCCATCAATGCGGCGGTGGCCGCTGTCTTACGCCAAGGATCGTGAGCGGCGAACTTAGAACGAACGCTCTCAGGATTGAATACAGCAATTGTCGGGTAATCATCGCCAGTTGATTCACGCAAGCGCATTGAATCGTAGCCCTTGCCCTTCAAATACTCAACCACTGGCTTGGTTTCGTACATCATATAGTTGCCGCCAGCATAAAGGTCTTGCAACTTTGGCGGTATGTCGTTGGCCTTAAAGAAGTCGGCCATCACATCCATGTCGGTCTCTGGATTGAATATTTTGTTTGACTCAACTGTCAAAGGATAAACCGTGGAATGAATTTTGTCAGGCATTCCGTCTGGTAATTCTTTTTCTAATTCCGCTCTAGATAATGCGCTTCTTCGGTCATATTCGTTATTGAACTCTTCACCCTTCAAACGCTCAAGGGCATCGTCATAGTTCATGTTCCTCGACCGTATTTCACGGCGCGTATCTTCAGCAGACTTGACTTCTTGCTTGGCTTGCTCACCAGTGCGTTGAGTGTGTTTGCCTTTGCCTATCCACTTGTTGGCAAACTCTGGTGACTTGGTCACAAACGCCAAGTTGTCATCGTAACCCGGTTGGAATGCGCCAGTAATGTCTTGCTTCGATCCATGATACGCATCAGTGTTACGGCGCATCGCCGCCGCTCGTTGCTCTGCCGTGTTGTTAGGAGGTAGACCAAGCCCGCCTTTGGAAACTGGAAGTGCGGCTCTCTGTTGGGCCAATAGCATGGCTTCGGCTTGCGGAGCTTGCCTTGCTTTGGCGATCTCATTGAGCTTGCCCAATGCGCCCATTGCACCTTTACCGAGTTTGCGGAAGTCAGCCATTATTGTGAGTACGGATTTACCCGTTTAACCTGTGTGTATTCCAGATAATCATCGTCGTCATTATCCCTTGGTTCTGGATTGATGTCGAGCCACCCCATATCTTTGAGTAACCGAATCGCTTGTGTCGTGCTATCGACATAGTCGTCATGGGTGCTGTCGGGAAACGAACACAACTGCGACAGGAACCCTTCGCACCAGTCCTTGACGTAGCCCTTGCGGACGGACGACTCAGGAAGCCAAACACGGCCAGTGGTGAAGATCGACGCAGTGATCTGGAGCCTCTGCATCTTGTCCGCCCTGCCGGGGTTGTAGGCACGGACAGGCAGGTGGGCCTGCCGCAGTTCTTGGATCAGGGATATGCCTGCCGCCTTGTCTTCCACGAGGATCAGGTCTGGCCGCTTGGCATCGCGCCCTTCACCGTAGGACACGCGCCACTCGTTCAGCACCTTGGGCTTGAGGTTGGGGAACGTCAGGTGTTCGGCCCAGCAGTCAATGAGCAGGACGGACATCGGGCCATCGAGCGGCTTGAACACGCCCCACGTTGTCATGGCGGACGGATCGTTGTACTCCTTGTCCGTGAAGGCGCAGTCGTAGGACTGGAGGATGTACTCGAACTTGGGGAAGGGTTTTTCGTGCGGCCACAGCTTGAACATATCGCGGTTGACCACCTTGCCGTCTTCGAGGTCGATGATCTCACCCAGCACCTCCTGCTGGTACAGCTTGCTTCCCTTGTACGACTCCAACTGCCTCTGGAAGGCTTTGTCAAGGTTCTTGGCGTTGTCGTAGGTGCTGGCGCGGGCGACCACCACATCGTCACCCTCACGGCCCACCAGATCAAGGATCAAGTCCTTCGGCCTCGGTGTCGTGGTCACGATCACACGGGGATGGCTGTGCGGCTTATCGTCGGGCTTGATACGCAGGCCCAGCATCATGTTGTCCCACGCCTCGTTCGGGCCAAGGTAGTTGAATGCGGCCAACTCATCACACCAGCAGAAGCTGGAGTTGATACCACGCAGGCGGTCGTAAGAGTCAGCGGACACACCCCTGATCTTGCTACCGTTGGACAGCTTGATCAGGTGATCCTGTTTGTTGTAGTCCACCACCAGTTCGGGCGGTATGCATTCGAGCAGTCCTGACTTGCCCTCGAAGCAGGTGAACTTCAAGTCACCACTGGTTGGTGCCAGCACCACGCTCATGGTGTTCGGGTGTGTCCATGCCCACCACCACAAGGCTTCAGCCGCACTACGGGTCTTGCCAGCCCCACGGCCAGCCAACATCAAGAAGATGGTGTAGTCCGAGTGCAGGTCGGGCGGTATCTGGTACGGGTGCGCCATCGCTATCCACTTGGCATGAGCGATAAAAGCGAGTCGGTTATGTGTTGGCAGAGTGTTGAACTCGGCCACTGTCTGTTCGTCGAACAGGTCAGCCAACACGTTTGGTCATCTCCATGTTGCGGATCACTTCCAAGAACTTGTTGGCCGTAGCGTCTTCGGTGGCAATGGGAGCGGCACCCTCCACACCGTGCAGGCCCAGCTTGTCGCCGTACTTGGTCGGGTGGAACTTAGCCAGCAACTTGAGTCGGGTCTCGATGCGGAGCTTGCGGTGGCCGAGCATATCCTCGACGGTCGTGGCCGAGCCTTCGTCGGTCATCACCTGCTTCTGGCCCAACTCGATGGTGTCAGCGATCAGCAGGCATTCCTCGGCGATTGCGTCATAACCAATATCACGCGCCCGCGAGATGGATGCGGAAAGCTCTTCGTCGCGCCCCATCCAATCGTAAACCGTCCGCCACGCAGGGAAGCCATCGTTGTCTCTGCATATCTGGCGTAGTGGTACTCCCTCGCTTAACTGCTCACAGATCACACGAGCGATCTCTGGGTCGTACTTGGATGGTCGTCCTGTCTTCTTGGGTGTTTTTGCGGGCGCGGCTACCTTACCCTTGGCTTTGGCCTTTGGTGGGCTTGTAGGCTCGTCTATGACCTCGTAGACCCCCGGCTTGCGAATCTTCTCGTCGCGGGTGGTCTTTCGCATCTTTGGCTTGGTTTCTGGCATAACCCGTAGTCCCCGTTGGTGAATGAATGACGCAAGTGTATTCGATTCGCTTTCGGTTCGCCAGTAGGTTGTTGGTGGCGCGTGACCTTCCAGCCTCAATTGACTAGCGTCCCTTCGCTTTGCCACCAACACAACTGGGGACTTGCCCCTACGGATACAACCCGTAGCGTAGTTTCCAGCAAGGCCACTCCAAGGCGCGATGCTACAAATCCCCATGTGTGTTGGCTCTCGGCTTTGGTGGCCGAGAAACCCATTCGATTTTACTTCGCTTTCGTTTCGCTACACAACCCATTTGTGATTGCGTGAGCGGCTTGATGCTGGCACTCCTCTTCAGTCAACGTGAAGTCTGGCACCCACATCCAGAACAGCAAAAACGCTATGAACATTATACCAAAAAAGAACTTTTGCAGTGCAGTTTCTTCTGGCAGTTGTTGGCTTGGTAGGTCTTTCATCATGTCGTCAATCTCCTGCTTGTTCATTTTCTTCTCCTAAAATAACGCGCCTCAATACTCGCTGAACCTCATGCAAATCATCGCGCAGGTAATCGGGGAAATTCTCCTTGACGGTGAACCCCCACGACTCCAAAGCCGACAACAACTTGACCGCGTCAAGGGCTTCCTCTCTGGTCATGCTGTCACCTCGTCATCATCTTCTGGGTACTCGTCGTCGCTGGCTCGGTCTTCGTCAGTCTCAATGGCCGTATGCTTGGCCTCGTACTCACGCTGGACTTGGCGCTGGCGCTCCTCCTCTGCCAACTGCTCTGGTGTCAGAGACTTGAACTGCTTGAGCAGTTCGGCCTCCACCTCGTCAAACAAGTTGCTCATGCTATTCATGCTGTCACCTCCGCATTCAACACGGCTTGCAGGCCAGCCAGCAGTTGCTCTGCTTCGGCACGAGTCAGCACTGTACTCATGCTACCGTTGCGGCCTTGCAGGTGCATCCACGCACCACCGTCATCCCACTCGGAGACCGACACGCGCACACCATGCTCGGTGCTGATGATTGTTTCAATTTCTTCTTTCATAATCGATTCGCTTTCAGTTGGTTATTGATTCGGTTAGTCATTCATGTATTCAGCAATCTCGCGCTCAATCTGAGCCTCAATCTTGCTAGTCAACTTCTTTTCAAGCCAAGGGGCTGGGCGACCACGGCGGTCACACACTACCCAGTCGGACTCGCTGTAACCGTGGTAGTCCCAGTCGCTGTCAGCATTCTGGCAATAAGAGCCAGCAACGCTGATGTACTGAACCACACCAATCACGCATGGAATGCCTGCAACACGGGTTTCGATTTCTGCTATGTATGTCATTTCACTGCTCCTTCGCTGTTGGACAACTGCGGGATTGCTGTTGTTAAGTGTAATTGTACATTAAACGAGGCACCTATCCGATTGGTTGACAAAAATATTTAAAAATATTTTAAGTCTCAATTTCCGCTAGGTACCTTTTTCTTGTCCTCCATCTTCAAGTGGGCCAGCAGGTTTAGCAGTGGGCCTGTGATGCGTGGCTCGTAGTCGTGGCGCTTGATGTACTGCTCCACTTCGTTGAGCGCGTAGCCGTAGCCAGCGTCAAAGCCTTTGATGTATTCGCTCATGGTGGTCTCGCTCATGCTCGTGCCTCCTGACGGCCACGTTCGATCAAGTAGCGGGCCTCGGCTCGGTCGTCGATCTCCTCGGCCTCCATGAGCGTTCTGATGGCGTTGGCGACCGCCTGCCCAGCCTCTGAGCTTTGGGCCTGCTCCCACTTAAAACCCAAACTGATGTATTGAACTTCTGAATGTTTCATGCTTGCACCTCTTCGCGTTGCTGAATTTTTTTGATAAGGCTTTCTAGCCCCTGCGCCGAAGGCACCTCCTCAAGATATTCAAGAACAAATTTAAGTGTGTGACTCCGACCAGAGTCAAAGCCTTTAGAGTATTCGGCGCTCATGGCTTTTGCTATTTCATGGTAATTCATATCCGACTCGCTTTCGTTTTGGTTTGGGGGCCGAAGCCCCCGTTGGTTTATTGCTTGGCCCAGTACCCGTAGACCATGCGCTCTGTGCAGTCCCACGCATCGTTTGCTACACCGTCAATCACTGCCACAAAGTGACGGGCCTGCTTGGCAATGACTACACCTGTGAGGTCACTGCAACGCGCCTTGCGTCCTGCAAACTGTGGTGCCTTCATCCACACAAAACCGTAACGCTTTAGCACTTCGGTGTAGACATCTTTCATCACACCGTTACGGGCAGACTTTGCACGGCCATTGTCGGCATTGGCTTGGGCCAGTTCTTTGTACACAGCCTTGTAGTCAAGGTTCAGTGCGATTGCCATTGCACGAGCGCCACAGTCGCCTGCTGTGCCCTTGAAGCCTGCGGCTTTGCGGCCCCCATCGTTGTATTGATATTTCATTTTGCTTTCCTTCGCTGTTATGCCCCCGAAGGGGCGTTGGGTTTACTTGCTGGTGACCTTGACAGAGAACACTGCCGAGACCTTGGTGTACTTGGCGTATGCCTCTGCACCGAAGGCTTTAATGAATGCATCCTTGTCGAAAACAGAGCGGTTGGACTCGATGTAGGTGGCCTTGAAGAGCGCACCCTCGACAACCTTTGCACCGCCTGCGCTTGCAGACTCTTTGATGCCGTCTTTGATCTTGTCAGCTTGCTTTGTGAGGTCAGCAATCTGGGCCAAGAGTGAACCGAGTGTGTCGATGCTGTTGAGTTGGAGATCGTTGTTCATTTCGCTGTCTTTCTGTGTTTCTGCCTTGCAGGTATTGCTTGGTCAGTGCTGTTAGTTTAAGGCCAAATTAAACGTCAAAACCGTTTTTTTGAAAATAAATGCAAAAATAGGGAAAACACCTACTCATTGTTGTATCCAAGCAACAACATGGTTTCTTTCAGCAGATCAGCCTCGTCGTAGCCGTAATGCTTCTCGAAGCCCTTAGTCCCAAGGCCGTGGAGGCCCGTAGAGCCGCGATGATGCTCTGGGCATAGCGGTATGACACTCATGTGGCTGGAGCGCCTTCCAGCCCCTGTTCCAGCCCTTTTGTGGTGTAGTTCTGCTGGCGTACCCTCGTGCCCCATCCGCCTGCACACAGCACAGCCCAATTCGGCCACCTTGCTCATGTGCTTTTTTTCTTTGAGTGTTGTCATAGTTTGCCGAACAAAGGTGTGCCGTCAAATCCCGCCTGCTTTTCCGCCTCAAAATTTATTTCGCCAGTGCGGAATGCGGCTGGGGCGTAATACTTCAATTGCTCAATCAGGCTGGCGCAGGTGTTGTATGCCATAGGCGACTTCACATGACGGCCACTGCTCTCAAGCAAACGCTCAAGGCTTTTGATCTGCAACTCAATCAAGGTGTCAAGCACTGCTTGACGGCTCTCTTCACCGATCTGCTCTTGCAGATTTTTGACTTCATCTAATGGCTTCATTGTCTTGGCATCCTCATTTGCATCATCTCGACAAACTCTTCTTCCTCTTCTGGCCGCAGTGGTGTTGAGTTGTCCATCAGAGTGCCGTCCTCCACCATCTGGTGCAAGTCAGCCAACATCTCGGCCAACTCTTCCTCTGTGCCGTCGAAGCCATCAAAGCATCCCTCAGCAAAAACAATTTTTAGTTTTTCAGTCATTGCTTACCTTTCGTAAAGCTTGCACGGCTCTTGAGGTCGTGGCAGGTCTGGCATCGCCACTGCGGTGCGCCTCTGCTGTTTACGCCCTTCACCTCTGCGGGCATCTGGCGGCACACCTGACAAGTCTTTCCCTCTTGCGCGTTTACGATCTGACGCTTGCGCCAGCCCTGCGCCTCATCTTCTTTTCCAGTGTCCATGCAAATACTCCACATTGAATAAATTAAAAACACAAAGCCAAGTGCGGCCACCCAATGCGTGTGCATCACCCATCCATCCAGCAATACAAGAAACCAGCCCGTACCGTGTATCAAAATGCCTTGGTAGTTGTTCACGTTGTGGCCTTTCCTTCAGCCCGATTGTTTGCCTGCTCAGTGCGCCATATTTCCACGCGCAATGTCGCCGCCGTGATGTCCCATTTGAGGCGTTCCTCAATTAGCACAGCTTCTTTCAATCCATCAAGCAACTGCACATACTCAGGGTGTGCGTATGCATCGCGCTCTTGCGCCCCAATCGCGGTCTCTATGCTTCGCTTCATCAAAATTTATTTCAGTGATTTGCGATATTCCTCGATGTA